TCTGTAACCATCGCCCATTATCTGGTTTCCTTGTAGCCAAGTGTTTCGAGTACAGCGCGAACCTTCTCGCGATCCGCAGTGTCCGCAGCGAACGTTTCGTTTTTCATGCCGGCCTCTACTACTAGGTAGACAGCGGCTCGTATGGTGGCGTCGTCACAGTTGAACGGGTAGATGCCGAGTTTCTTGCCACGCCATCCTTTACTGTAGAACGAAAGGACGTAGTCGGTAAACTCGTCCGATCCCATGAGAAAATCTTTCATGCTGTGTACCTTTTGAGTTTCTTTTCTCATTTTCTTATCCTTTTATTGTGTGAGCAAGTGTCACGTTTGCGCTATATGGTTATCCCTCAGATGCCACAGCGGGGAGTTCACCCGATTGCACGCCAAAACGCGCCTCTGAATCGGTTGAATAGGGCACAGTGGTGTGCCCAAGTATCGTCGTCGTTCCATACTGCGTTTTTGGCATCTGCGATGCCGCACCCTACTTGGTCACACAGGTCATCGACCTGATCGGCCACGCAATCCGCGAAGGCGTTATCGCCCGTGCTTCCTCCCATGCTGACACGCAAGGCAGCACCAGTTTTTGCGCTTTGAATGGCGCTACGAATTATTCTAAAATTATTCATTGTTTTACTCCTAACTAATGAGTCCTGTTTTTTAGACGTGAATTATTACAGAAATTGAATTATTACACGAATTATTACAAACATAACCGTGCAAGCCTTTGATGATAAAGCTTTATTACATTATTACAGCGCCTGAGAGAGACATGTCCGGAAAGGTGTAGCGTGGTGAAAACACACGCTCCCCTCATAATATTTTTAAATGTTGTCTCTCTCTCTAGTATTGTAATAATGTAATAATGTAATAAATAGAGTAATAACCCCTTGGTTTTATTGGGTTCACTTTATTACAAACGTTTATTACAAAACTGAAATGCATCAATTCTGTAATAAAGGCTCGAAAGGGGCGGCGTACCGCCCCTAGTCTATTCGATTATGCCGCGCGAAGTGCTATGACCTGCCGCTTCGCCTGAAGTGCTGCAATCATCGCCTCGAGTTCGTTGGCTGTGGGATGTGCTTTGGTAAAGCGGTCGGCGGCTTTCTGCGGGTCGAACGCGGGTGTATCTTTGTCTGCACGGAACGCTTCGGCGAACTTAGTGCCGCGCATAGACGCACCATCGGCGTCCAACTTGTGCAGTGCCGTGACAGCGGCGTTAGACAGCGAGGCATCAGCAATCTTGATACCCACTAATTTTTTGTTCTTTTTGGTAGCTGTGGCACCGACAAACACCTTGCCAAACGTGGACAGAATAAGACCAGCGGTCTTGGCGTCTCCACGCGCTTTGGTGCGTTGGTACAGCCGTGTGATGACGGTGGTATCACGCTGGGCGATAACGTAGTTAATCGCAGTCACAAAGTGTTCAGTCATCTTCACACCGTTACCAACGGCAGCCGCGAAATTGTTGACGCACTTGTCGGCGTCGAAGTTTACAGTATCAGACATGGCATTAATTCCTTTGATGGGGGTTATTGCGTATAGAGAACGCAAGACAGTACCCACACAAGCCGCGCGGATACTCTCGATTTCATTCTCTATGCGTGCCCTGCGTTCCACACGTTCCCAACAGGCGGTCCCGTCAAGTTCGCGTGCCGTACCATGCGGAGATATATAGTCGCCTATCCCGTTATCCGTTTAAACATAGTTTAACTGTGCCTATGTAGTACGCGGCATTTCACGCTCAACCCTACTGTTTCCGTCAGGTTCACTCTTCGGCTGTCCGATCATGCAAGTCGAATGTCCTCTACCAGCAAAAGAGCTAGTCAGGTACCTATCCATGCAATCACATCACACCTCAAGTCCACGTCCGCCGTTGACCGCGTGACATAACCCTAAGGTTCACGGTCGCTGGCTTCAGCGCGTCTCCGATACCTACCGATGCAGGCTGCAGTTTCCCCTTAACTGGCAGAGACGGCACAGTTGTAGGGTGATCTATCCCATGCGCAGAGATACCCTGCGGGATGTACGACCTTATGTAATAACGCGGCGTCCGCTTCGTCTATCGGCTTGCCTTACATAGATGGCGCGGCGTAAACGAGATGGGGTAGGGACCGAGGGGGTGGCCCCCGCCCGCCCAGCCCTTATGTGTTCCATTCATCACAACCCTAGTTTTTGAGTATACAACTTATAAGTGTGCCCGTGTTTATTGACCCACGCCTGTTCACGTGCTATTAGCTAACCCCATGAGCGACCACGTATTAAAACTGCTTCCCGAGCAGAACCCAAAGCCGTTGCTGTCGAAAGCCGATTTGCTGGCCATGGAAAACGATCCGGCGATGATGGAAACCTTCTCGCGCCTCCTCGGTGCGGTGAACCTCGACAACCTATTCCGCCACATGCAAGACTCCGACATAAACCCGGCAACCCGCATAGAGTTCCAGAAACTGCTCAACAAAATGGGCAAGCTTGAGCCGGACTTAAAAGCTATTACCGGCGGCAACGGTCCCCAAGTGGTGATAAATATTACCAGAGCCAAAGACAACGAAGCGTTAGTGATCGATGCGGCTATGGATACAATAGAACATGCTCCATGAGATAAATTTTGAGGTCATCGAAAGCCTAGATGACTTCTTTTACTCGAATAAGTTTATCTCGTTAGCTGTGGGGCCAGTCGGCTCTACTAAAACCACCGCTGGAATTATGAAAATTCTGCACCACGCAGCGTTAATGGCCCCGTGTAAGGACGGAATACGCAGGTCTCGTGCAATTTGGGTACGAAACACGCGAGAACAGCTGCGGGATACGTCCATTCCAGACTTTTTGAAGTGGATTCCCGATGGCGTGATGGGTTTTTTCCTAAAAACCGAGTACAAATACGTTATAAAAGTAGGTGATATTGAGTGCGAAGTGCTGTTTCGGGGCCTAGATGACGCCAATGACGTGCGTAGATTGCTCTCGTTACAGGCCAGTTTCTTCGTTTTCGACGAATTTAGAGAAATTCACCCTGATATTTACAACACTGCGCAAGGCCGTGTGGGTCGTTACCCCGACAAAATGATGAACGGCGTGGGGTGCAAAACCGACGATGGCGACCAGAATATGCACGTTTGGGGCATGACAAACCCCCCAGATATGGATACTTTCTGGGAAACGTTGCTTACAGAACCTCCCGACAACGTACACGTTACGATTCAGCCCTCAGGTCTGGCCCCCGAAGCCGACTGGACACAATTCTTGCCCGATGATTATTACTCAAACCTCGCGAACGGTAAAACCGAAGACTGGATAGACGTCTACATTCATGCCAAGTTTGGTAAGTCTCTGTCGGGCCAGCCCGTGTTCAAATCGTTCGACCGGACGGTTCACTCGGCGAAGGACAAGCTGACTCCGATGTACTCGGACGACCCGCTGCTGATCGGCGTAGACGCGGGACTGACACCGGCAGCAGTTATAGGTCAAGTTGCCTACGACGGGCGGCTTGTGATCTACGATTCACTGATTTCTGATGGGATGGGAGCGTTACGCTTTGTGCGAGAACGCCTTAAGCCCTTGTTAGCAAACAAATTTCCGGGCCGGAGAACAATAGTAATAATCGACCCCGCGGCCTTCCAGCGGGCGCAAACTGACGAGCGTACGGTTGCGGATATTTACAAAACCGAGGGGTTTACCGTCAAACCAGCGCGGACAAATTCGGTTGCGGCGCGCCTAGCTGCGGTCGAAAAATTCCTTACGCGGATCGTAGACGGGAAGTACGGCGTCCTGATAGATGCTACCGCTGCGACTTCTCTGGTGCAGGCTCTGGCGGGAAAGTACCGTTACAAAATAAACACGAAAGGCGCGCGCGAGGAGAAACCCGAGAAATCCCACCCGTGGTCAGATGTAGCAGATGCGTTCCAGTACATGTGCTTGCACGCCGACGGCGGGGAGACATTCGGTTCAGCAGGTTGGGACAACGATCTGCGCGAGGTTACTAAAGTTGCCTCCGGCGGATGGACATAAGTAAAGAAAAACGGGACGAAGCAGACAGGCTAATGCGTTTGGCTAAAGGTAGAGGCATCCCTGACGGCTGGAGTGACGATGACATCGAAAAAGCACACGAAGAGTACTTTAGGCGGTTGTGGTATAACCAAGAGCGTACATATGTTGACACATAGGCGCTCAGATGGTAGCACGTACCTGACGTTATAGAGAGAATTTGATATGGCGCTTGGTCCAGCCCTAGTTCCCGTTGCCCGCGCTTCTGACCTTGAAGCTCAAGCCACCCGTGACGCTGCGGAGAAGCAGGGCACCCCCATGATGGCGGGGCTTGCAGCCCACACCCGGCATCGCTGGGAGATTATGCGAGATCATTACCGGCAGAACACCGAGGTGCGGCTGTCTAAATGTGTGCGTGCGCGCAACATGGAGTACGAACCCTCTAAGCTGGCGTCGATCAAAGAGCAGGGCGGTTCTGAAATATTTATGGGCATAGTTAGTACGAAGTGTCGTACTGCTACTGCTTGGCTACGAGATACCCTATTGGGCGTTGGACCCGATAAACCATGGGGAATATCAGCAACTCCGGTACCCGAAGTTCCGCCCGACGTTGCGACTGCGATGCAGGGCATCATGCAGCAGAATTTGATGCAGCATTACGCCGACGGCGGAGAGCAGCCATCTGAAGATGACTTAAAGCAGCTTGCGTCGAGTATGAAAGACACCGCTACTCGCGAGATGAAGCACGAGGCGGACAAACGTGTCGAGCGGATGGAAAAGAAAATGGAGGACCAGCTTGTTGAAGGCGGGTTCACCAAAGCCATGTTTGACTTTACCAACGACATTGCTACGTTCCCCTACGCTGTGCTAAAAGGGCCCATACCACGCAAACGCAAAACCATGAAGTACATGGACGGCGGACTTGGCATCACGGAAGTTGTTAGGGACGAGTGGGAACGCGTTGACCCTTTTAAATTTTACTGGGCACCATGGGGCGACGACATTCAGAGCATGCCCGTTATTGAAATCCACCACCTGACCCGTGAAGATGTCGAAGACATGATCGGTATGGAGGGGTACGACGAGGACTCGGTGCGGTCTCTGCTGTCTGACTTCGGGTTTGGCGGGTTCGACTGGCTAGACCATGATACAACCGAGCTAGAGGCTGTTACAGGACGCGACTTCGACGAAGCGCATTCGGATGTAGTTGCCGCGATTCAGCTGTGGGATACAATCCCCGGCAAAATGCTTATCGAGTGGGGTCTGGACGACGCCGATATTGAAGACCCGCAGAAGTCTTACCCTTGCGAAGTCTGGATGGTGAACAACACTGTTATTCGCGCAGTCCTTAACTATGATCCGCTAGGGCGCAAACCGTACTACAGCACTAGCTTCGAGAAAATCCCCGGAAGAATCGACGGTAACGGTGTTGCCGATTTGTGTATGGACGCTCAGAGTATGTGCAACGCGGCGGCGCGGTCACTGGCTAACAACATGGGCATTAGTTCCGGTCCACAGGTTGGCGTCAACATCAGCAGGCTACCTGCGGGCGAAGACATCACACAGATGTACCCTTGGAAGATATGGCAGTTTAAACAGAGTGAGTACGGTGACTCTAGCCCACCTATTAACTTTTTTCAGCCAAATTCTAATGCCCAAGAGCTAATGGCCGTGTTTACCAAGTTCATGGAACTTGCAGACGAGGTCTCAGGCATCCCTCGCTACATGACAGGCCAGCACGTTCCCGGCGCGGGTCGTACGTCCTCAGGACTATCTATGCTCATGTCAAACGCAGGCAAAAGCATCAAGCAGGTCATCGGTAACGTTGATCACGATGTCCTCAGCCCTATGATAGAACGTCAATACCAGAGAAACCTAAGGTATTCAGATGACCCAGAGCTTATCGGTGATGTCCAAATTGTTGCACGAGGTGCGATGTCACTTGTTGTTAAAGAAGCTGAAGCTGTCCGTAAGACTGAGTTCCTCCGCCTTGTTCTGGAAAGCCCTGTTGCACAGCAAATTGTTGGGCTACCGGGTACGGCTGAACTACTCCGCGACTTGGCGGGCAATCTTAACACCAATGTTGACCGTTTGGTCCCTAGTCGAGAAGACGTACAGAAACAGCAGGCTCAGCAGCAGGCTCAGCAGCAAGAAATGATGCAGATGCAGCAGATGCAGGAAGCGGCTCAGTTACAGGAAGACGGGACTCCTCAAGGCGGCAGGCAAGATAACACCATGAGTCCGAGACCTAACGGTCGGTAGCTCTATCTGTTGACACGCGAACCAGTATGCAGTAAAAACTAGCATGATAGACCTGAATCTCTGTAACCCGCAGCACGTTAAAGCGCTGCACAATATCAAAGAAACAGGAAATTCGTCTCTGTCTGACTTCTTTCAGGCAGAAATAGATGAGGCCAAAGCGAAACTTGTAATTGCAACCGACACGGTATCGATCCACCGGTTGCAGGGCAGAGCAGAGGCATTTCAAGACCTACTGACAGCGATTGATGAGTCGTTCAAGGTAGTTAATCGCTCGTGAGAGCACGCCGAAGCATACCAAAGACGGGATCAGCATACCCTAAAGGGCGCTGTGATACGGAATTGACGCTTTAAGGAGACAATATGGCACTACCGAAACAGGTGCAGGCCCAGCTTGCAGAAGTTGAAGAACTTGAGAAACAGCTAGACGCCCAGAGGAACCCAGACGAGGTTCAAATGGATACGGAGGCTGAAGTACCATCTGATACCGAAGAAGCACCCGAACCGGTCGAAGTAGAACCAGCTGACACATCGCCAACGGACGCAGAGGAAGAGACGTTTAAGCAGAAGTACGCAACCCTGTTGGGTAAGTACGACGCTGAAGTTCCACGGTTGCACCAAGAAGTTAAAGCCGTGACCTCAGAACTTGAGCAAATCCGCAGGGATTTAACTGCTAGACCCGTCGAACCGACAAAGCCGAAGGAGAAAGTCAGTTTAGTAACCGACGAAGATCGAGCCGAGTACGGCGAAGAACTTCTCGACGTTCAGCGACGTGTCGCGCAAGAAGTCTCTCAGGACTATGAGGACCGAATTGGGCAGCAGGACGCGGTGATCTCAGAGTTGCAATCAAAACTTGCGGCTACGGGTGACCAAGTCGGCAGTATGGATTTTTCACAGCGCTTAACGCAAGCGGTGCCTGATTGGTCTGAGATTGACGGTGATGAACGATGGGTAGCGTGGCTAAACGAGCATGATCCCATGCTCCGCGGACCTCGCAGAGTTCAAGCTCAAAAGGCGTTCGACGCAGGTGACGTTGAAGCTGTAGCCCACTATGCGAAGCTATGGAAAGAAACGATAGCCGAGCCGACCGCCGACAAAGATACTCGGACTAGAGAACTCGAAAAACAGGTTGCGCCAAATCGCTCTGCAAACTCTGTTCGTACTCCGAGCAACGGTCCCAGCACCAAACAGTATTCTCCGCGCGAAGTGGACGCTGCTTGGAATAAGGTCCGAACGCTTAATACACACGGTAAGTATCCAGAAGCAGAGAAACTTGAAGCTGAATTGACGTCTGCTTACCTCGAAGGTCGTGTTAGAGTCTAACTATATCCGCCTCGTGAAAGCAGCCGTTACGTACTCACAAACGTAGGAGGCCAAAATGGCTGCTGTATTTCCCGTCGTCGGTTCCGGCGCATTCGACACAAACCCATCGTACTCAGGTTCGTTTATTCCACAGTTGTGGTCTAACAAACTAAACGCCAAATTCTATGCCCACACAATGCTGGCCGAGATTGCCAACACTGATTGGGAAGGCGAGATCAAAAACAAAGGCGATACAATTCGTATCCGTACGGCCCCATCGATCACCATCAATGATTACGCTGGCGCTGGTACTACACTGACCGCACAAGTCCCTGTACCGATCTTCCAAGACATGCAGATCAACAAGGGTAAGTACTTCAGCGTTCAGATCAACGACGTGCTCGCACACCAAGCGGACATGGACTTGATGAACATGTTCACTGAAGACGCTGCCAAGCAGATGAAAATCCAGATAGAAAACGATACGTTCTTCCAGTACTTTGTCACCGAAGGCGCAACCGCGCTGAACAAAGGTGCTACTGCTGGTGCTCTTTCTGGTGCTTACAATTTGGGCACAGACACTGCTCCGATTGACCAAGCAACGCCTGCTAACGTGCTGAACGCAATCTTGCAGATGTCTTCTACCTTGGACGAGCAGAATGTCCCCGAGGACGGACGTTGGCTTGTCATGTCACCACGTGACCGCCAGCTGCTTATGCAGACTGACATCGCGCAGGCGTATTTTACTGGAGATCAGTCAAGCACCATCCGTACCGGCAAAATCGGTATGCTGG